CCTTGCTGAAAGGGCTAAAAAAGAAGTTAACAAAGGCACTGAGCCATTGCTTAATGCCAATGATACCGCTGTTGCTAAAGCTTTGGCTGTTGCCAACAAACACATTTAGGGTGCTTAAATGACAAGTTATACCACTAACAAAAATCTTACCTTGCCAGATTACAATTCTAGCAGTTGGAATACGCCCTTAAACAATGACTTCACTGCCATTGATGCGGCGTTTGGTGGTGTCTATACATTAAGCGTTGCAATAAGCTCAACGCCTGTTGTTTTATCTTCATCAATTTATTTAAACCTAATTATAAATTTATCTGGCACTCTTAGTAACAATGTTACGTTTGAGTTTCCCTCTGGTGTTGGTGGTATGTGGTTTATTAACCCAACAGGCATTTCTACTGGATTGGGGACATACACAGTTACATTTAAGAGCGTTGGTGGCGGTTCAACAGTTGTTATATCATCCAATGTGATTAACTACATTTATTCTGATGGAACTAATGTTGTATTAATCTCAAATCCATTGTCTACTGGCGGCGCAAATACACAAATCCAATATAACAATAATGGTGTCCTTGCTGGTTCTTCAAAATTAACTTTTGATGGAACTAATGTTACCGATACGCAGGGAACCTTTATTGATAATATTGGTCAAGTTCGTGCTGTTCCTATTAATAACCAATCATCAACCTACACAGTTGTTTCAACAGACGCAGGTAAATTGATTGTTATTACTAGCGGTAATATTAATTTAAACAGCGGTGTTTTATCTGTAGGACAAAACATCACTATTTTTAATAACTCATCTACCCCAATAACAATTAATCAGGGTACTGGTGTTACGATATACCTTGTTGGTGCTGGCACTACAGGCAATAGATCATTAGGTCAGTATGGTATGACAACGCTATTAAGCATTGCTACTGACACCTATATCATTACTGGCAACGGCATTTCGTAGCATTGGAAATTATCTTAATAACTTCATTAAGACTTTCCTCGACAATCCATTCAACTCCATTGCCAGCATTACCGCCATAAATGTGTGTTTCTAAGCTTCCGCCATTTTCTGATGGAACTTCAAAAACTGCGGTAATGTGATCTGAATTAACGTAAATAGGAAAACCTGTAAATTTTCCTGTGTTGCTAAATTTAATTAGTGCCATTAATTGTCCCTCTTATCTAAAACACGATTAAATGTTATGTTTGTTTGAGCTGTTATCTCTTTATTATTAAAAGACCAGCACTGACCAGTTTTATCTTGAAAACACACCCATACCAAATCGTACTCTGGCCCATAATCAATAAGAACATGAGCCATTGCTTTCCCATGAGGGGTTACAACTGGTATGGGTGGGTCTAATTGTAATATCATGCTGCTACTTTGGTTAAGTTAGACCCTTTGATATATACAATATCGTAGTGCTTACAACACCAAGACTTATTTGGTTTGACCCGATCACCACAATAACCGCCATTATCGTGTATCCAACGGCAATCGTATGGTCCTAAATCAAACAAAGATTTTGGTGGAGGTGGCACATAAAGATCAAACTCCCCCTGTAATGGGTTTTTAACGTGCTTCCTCATATTTGGCCTCGTATAATTTGGAAGCGTAAAAGGTTTCTTCTTGGGCCTTTCGACCTGTATGCGTGGAGTTAATTTAACTTTGGGTACACGACGTATCTTAATGATACTTTTATTTTTCTCACGATGAACAACACCCATGACAGCGCCACGACTGATGCCCAGTTCCTTTGCTATTTGGCCTGATGTATAGTCTTGATGCCACATAGCTATAATTTTATCTTTATATATATTATTATTTCTTCGCATATAACTCCCCAGTTACAACACGTCTGGAGCGGTGAATCACCATACTTACATACTTGCGTTTGTAGTTTTCGTGTCTGCGCTTTAATGGATAGTTCCAAGCTGGCCCTGCCACATGGCAAGAAGCCATTTCAGCAGGTGATTTAACGCCCCAATCAAGGCAGCGTTTGGCGTGGGCTAATCCTATTTCAATACCCTTGGAGCAGCTAAGAAGCTCAGATTTAGAGCCTGAATAACCTAACTGACGAGCCGATGAAGGAAGAACTTGGAATATACCCATAGCTCTTTCACCATGATGGCCCTTACCAAGGCGTGGGCCTACTGCATTACATTGGTAGCTGCTTTCAACCTTTGCGATCGATAGCATGGTTGTTACCCAACGTTTACCAATCTTCTGCTCAGTTTCAGCCACAATCATTGATGTGACTTTTGTTTTGGGAGCAGAAAAATCCTGCTCCCCATAGAATGATTGGCAAAACATAATGCACTCAGCTTCTGCGTGTATTTTGCCCATTCGTTCTTGATCCTTACGGAAGAACTCAGCAGCTGTTTCTTCTTCGCTAATAGACACAGCAGAAGACGAAACTAGAGCAGCTAGTACCGCAGAAATGATAGCTTTTTTCATGATTACTCCGTGATTGCGCTACCATTTGCCCCAAATTTTTGGGCGATCTTTTGGATACCTTCATCCAAATCGTCCAATGACGGACTAAATGTAGCTGCATGGGCAACAGCATTGATCAAATCAATGTAGCTACCCGTTAACATTGGGTTGGCAATCAGCTCTGCATATTTATGAGCTACCAACGCCATTGCGGTGTCATGTAAATCTACTACTTTTCCTTTTGCCATGCCAGCCAAAACTGAGCTATTACGATATATGGACTCTTGTTGCCCATAAGTCTTTGATAAATCATTAGATTTTGCTGCTGCTGCTGTCATAATGTCTGCGTAATTCATATCCATTTCCTTTTCTATCTAGGCACAACTGTGCCATCCATCTTCTTTTTCCATTTTGACCCCCTGCCAGCTGGTAGAGGGTTTCTGCTTTTAACCGCACCCAAGTGCTTTGCTTTTTGGCGCTTGGTTTTGGCTATTCTGGGAATATCCACCGATTTAGTTTGATGCCGATGACAAGTCCTATGAGCAACCCGCAAATTAGTTCCACCATCTTCACCTCCTATTTCTAGTGGTATCTCGTGAGAGACGTCCCATTCTTCACCAGGTTGCACTTTAAGATTGCAAAAATGGCAAATGCCACTTTCACGTTCAAAAATAGCAACCCTTTCTTTTGTTGATATTCTACGTCTTGCCATATTCATCTATTAATAGTTTTACTTTACCAACAAATCTGTAGTTCAGTGCTGTTTGCCCTGCGACGTAATACATTTTACTGTTTGCGTCCCAATAAAGCTCATCAACAATAATAAAATCACTGCTGTTGAGTATTTTTACAAACTCTTGAAGGCTTTGTGCAGGATATTCGCAAAATACCTGATGAATGGGTTTATCCATCCGTCCATTCGGTATAATGACTGTTAAAATAAACCGCATCACAACCTCATTTCGTGGCGTCTGGTCGCTTCATGCGACTGCCATTCACTAAACTTCATTCTAATGTATTCAAGTTGCACTTTCAACAATGCAGCTTTTTGTCGAGCATCAACCATTTGCATGATAAATGCACTCCATTCTTCCGAGGCTTTGACTTTCATCTCAGCCTTGGAAACTGGTATATCGCCAAAATCAGACATCATTTTAGCTAACACAGCCGATTTAGTCTGTTCTAGCATTTCAGCAGCAGTATCGGCATCGACCCAACGCTTTGCGACAATTCGATACTGCTCAGAAAGTGGTTTATCAGCATCCATCAGAAGGGAATACCATCTTCTGTATCTGATGCTGGAGCGGATGGTTTGCTATAATTGTTATTCTTTTCGATTGGTGGACGAAGAAGAATAGACACTTCACCATCAGCACCACCTACTGGCAATGCAGATAGTTTAAGCATGAATTGGTCTTTGCCATCACGACCTTGAAACATTGTTCCAATTTTAGTGAAAAACAATTTTTCTTCATCATTTACGATTGTTTTACGAACAACAAGTGCGTCATATCTTTGTGCCATATCATTACTCCTTACTTTCTACGATTTCGTTTGCTTTTAGTTTTTTACCATGCAGTAACCAAGCTGCATGAATAAAGTCGGCTTCTTTGCTTGTAGATGGATAACCAGCCTTAATAAGTATAGGTAAAGTTTTTTTCCACCATCCACGCAAAATTTCAATATCGTTAATTAGTTGAATTTCATCTATATACTTTTTAATTATTTCTGTTTCTTCCAAAGAAGTTTCAACAACTTCTTTTTGCTCTTTATCATAAAGGGCAAGACCAAATGGGTTACCAAAGGTCATTAAAGCCCGTTTCATGGCATCTGTTTCAGCCTCTTTAATGGCGCTTTCGTGAGCCAACCCAAGATTTGCATCACTACCATGACCAGCGCCAGTGCCATCCCTAATAATATCGCCAATGCGAATACGCACACGAGCAATATAAGTGACATTCCAGCCATCCCGTTTTGCAGAGCCAACTTTACAAGCATTTTCATTTACCAATCGACATTCAAAAGTTTCACGAGACCAGCTATCAAATCCAAATATACGATTTGCCTCTGCGATAGCGTGCCAACCTTCAATGTACGAAAACGATCTATTTGATTGAGAACGTTCTTTTACATATTGTTTGTTAAGGGGTGCTGATAGTTGTTCTTTTTGATCTTTAGTGAACATATTTATATCCTTGTAATTCTAACTGTTTCATCGCCATTCGATAAAAAAGCGCCATTAACAGTTATGCCATCTCTCATATCGTTTTTAATTTCCGTTTTATTTATCTCCTTTTTAATACGCCAATATTTATCATCAATCAAGCTTTCATCGGTAATTATAACAGATGCTGTTGATCTTGATATAGTAACTGTTCCAGATGCAACTTCAAGTTTTCTTAAACGCCCAATTTCCATTACTCGTTGGATCATTTTACGCTTTATTTCAGTGCGATATTTAAGGCGTTCTTTACGTTTTTTTAATTGATCAATATGCTGATCAATTCCTTCAATCATTTGGCTGTCGTAAGCCTCTGAACTAACAATACGATCAATTACCTGTTTAATATCGGTAGAACCTTCAAACATATCATTTCGTAATTGTTCGTCATCTTTTAGCTCTGGATATTCAAGAAGCATAGCATCCAATTGCTGTAATAGATTTTTCACATCTATCTGCATTTATCATCTCCATATTATTGTTCAGTATGATTATCTTTATCGTATTGTGCTTGTGCAAGATCCATTACACGAGCAATGTGGCTGTCTAATACTTCATCTGGAATTGGTGTTAAAGCAGCCATATTTGCTTTAAACATATCCCTCATCAGGGAAAGTTTTATATTCAATAGCTTAATTTCATTATGTAAATTAGTTATTTGTTCTTCATATTGTTTTTCATCATTTGGCATTTTCTAATTCCCTTATCCGTTCTTTTAGTATTTCAATTTCTTGATTTAATTTATCATTTGTCTCCATAACATCGTAGTATTCTTTAAGTCCCCATTCCCATATATCTTTTCGAACAAGGCATAAACCTTGATCAATAATCTCTTGAAATGTGATAGACCCTTCAACCATGTCGTTATATAATAGCACAAGTTTCCACTTGTCAAACTCTTATTTACACATTAAAGATAAAGCATGAACAATACAGAATTATTTGCCAAGCTATTTCCGACGCCTAATTCCCGCAAGGAAATAGCTGAAAAACTTAAGCTATCCCGCCAAGCCATTTATCAATGGAAGCGGGTTCCCGTAGATTACGTCCTTATTTTGGAGCGGTTGACTGGCGTACCCCGCCAAGAAATACGCCCTGACATATATCCACCCGAATGATTTACCTTAGCTTACCTTATCCACCCAGCGTTAACCAATTATGGCGGATGGGAAAGGGTAAAATGTATTTAAGTGAAAAGTACAGGGTATGGAAAAAGCAGGCTATGTGGGAAGCAAGTTTGCAAAAACCTAACCAAATCAAAGGTAAATATCGTTTTTATATTCAAGCGGTTAGACCAGATAAACGGCGTAGGGATATAGATAACTTAATTAAAGTGGCAAGTGATTTATGTGTTACCATAGGCATAATTGAAGATGATCATTTATGCGAAGAAGTTAATGCCAAATGGGTAAAAGATGGAGACCCGTTTGTTATTAAAATTGAACCAGCGGAGGGCTGATATGGAATATAAAACCAGAAAAGAAATGTATGAGGCACACAAAGCTCGGCGTCGTAGAATGGCAGAAGCTGCGGCTCGTTATGAAAAAATGAAGGCTGAAAAGAATAAACCTAAACTACCGCCGCCGCCTTTAGAACCCGTACCTCCGCCTATTTCTGCTGAAGAATTAGCCGAAAAAAAGCTCAAAGAGTTTTTTAATCAAGCTCCTAAAAAGATTTTATCTATCACTGATAAATATAAACTCGTGGTCAATATTGAACCTGACCAGAGAATAGCCCTGTTTGATATTGTTCATGATGTATGTCGCAGGCGTGGCCTAACAAAACAAATGGTAATGTCAAAAAGCCGACAGCGTGAAATTGTTTGGGCAAGGTGGGAAATTTGGTATTTAGCTCGCAATAATATGTCGTTAAGCCTGCCAGTTATTGGCAAACGAACTGGTGGTTTTGATCATACGACTGTTCTACATGGGGTAAGAAACTTTAAGAAACTATTAGATGCAGGCAAGGTAAAGTTAGAAATAATTTCCAATCATTCTAATGCTAGCGAAATGCTAGCAGATAGCTAGCGTCATGCTAGACAATAAAACACTTGACGCAAATCAGATTTAGAGGCAAATTGTAAAAGTAAGGGCCACCAAGCTGCAAACTTGATGGCCCTGAATTACGGAACAATGGAGCTGTTCCGATGTAAAAACAGGGTTATTATACCTTGTTTGCCCGTCGGATCAACCAATAAAATTAGGTGATCTATGGGCCTTCCCTACTACAATCGTTATCCCGGCGACTACGCAAAAGATACCCCTGATTTAAGCTTAATGCAGCATGGGGCGTATAATCTTTTGCTGGATTTTTATTATTCTAATGGAAATTTAAAACGATCTTTGGAGCAATGCTTCAGGATATGCTCTGCTCATTCCGATGAGGAAAGGCAGGCAGTTTCTTATGTTCTCCACACCTTTTTTGAACCTTTGCCAGATGGTGGTTATAGGCATGAACGTGTAGAATTTGAGATAGAACGGCAAACCAAGATTTATGAAGCTAGAGTATATGGCGGTAAAAAGACCGCAGCTAAAAGGTGGGCTAATAACTCAGCTAGTAGCTCAGCTAATAGCTTACCTACAGGATCTGACGATGATTTTTAGGGTAAATTATAGCTCACCTATTAGCTCAGCTAGTAGCTGGAATGTAGCTCAGCTAATAGCAGTCCTTATAGCAACCAAAACCAAAACCAATATACCCTACCAGTATAAAAGAATTACTAGAATAGCTACTATATACGGAACTATTGTTAAGGTGAAATATGGCAGAGCTTAGAGATTATCAGGACACGGCAATATTCAAACTCAGGCAATCCCTTGGAGCGGGTAAAAAACGGCCCGTTGTCCAAATGCCCACAGGCGCTGGTAAAACAGTGGTGGCGGCTGAGATCATCAACATGGCCTTAGCCAAGGGCAAGAAGGTTATGTTTTGCGTTTCAAGCCTTAGCTTGATTGACCAGACTGTAGAGCGGTTCCGTGAAAACGGGATTTACGATGTTGGCGTTATTCAGGCCATGCACGAGCTGACCAATTTTTACGCTGACGTTCAAGTGGCATCGGTGCAGACCTTGATGCGGCGTAAAATTATCCAAAAGGTTGATTTGGTTATTATCGACGAGTGCCACGTCCAATTTAAGTTTTACGCTAAGTGGATGCAAATGGATTATTGGAAAGATATTCCGTTTATTGGCCTGACGGCAACGCCTTGGGCTAAGAGCATGGGCAAACTGTGGGACGATTTGATTGTTGGTACTACCATGACTGACCTGATCGAACAGGGGCATTTATCAAAGTTTAAAGTTTTTGCACCATCCCATCCAGATTTGACTGGCGTTAAAACAGTTGCTGGCGATTACGATATTGGTCAGCTCGGTGATGCAATGGATAAAAAACCATTAGTTGCTGATATTGTATCGACTTGGATTGAAAAGGGTGAAAACAGACCAACGATTTGTTTTGCTGTGAACCGCACCCACGCAAAGAACATTCAAGAGCAATTTGAGGCTGCTGGTATTAGGACTGGCTATGTTGATGCTTTTTCAGATATTCCAGAACGCAATCAAATTGCAAAAGATTTTCACAACGGCGATATTAAAGTTGTTTGCAATGTCGGTGTTTTAACTACTGGTGTTGATTGGGATGTTCGGTGTATAATTTTAGCACGACCAACAAGATCAGAAATTTTATATGTGCAAATGATTGGTCGTGGCCTTCGTACAGCTAAGGGTAAAGAAGATTGTATTATTCTAGACCACAGCGATACCACACTTTCGCTTGGCTTCGTCACAGATATTCACCACAACAAATTGGATATGGGACATGAGAAGAAAAAACCAGCAAAGGCAGAGCCTAAAGAAAAGTTACCGAAAGAATGTCATGCCTGCTCTTACCTTAAACCGCCTAGCGCATTTGTTTGCCCCAACTGCGGAGCCAAACCCAACCCTCGTGCAGATGTTGACCACATTGGTGGTGAGCTGCATGAATTGGATGGGAATAAAAACAAAAAACCAACACAATACACCAGCGCCGAAAAAGAATTATTTTATCGTGAACTGCTCGGCTACACGGAAATCAAAAATTATTCAAAAGGGTGGGCTGCTCACAAATACAAAGCGAAATTCGGTTCTTGGCCCTTCAACGGGATTAGCAAACAACCCAAAACGCCATCGCCAGCAGTAATGAGTTGGATTACTCATCTCAACATTGCTCAAGCTAAATCTAAAAAGAAATCATTCGACAGGAAATTTAGCGGTGAACGTAAAACATTTAACCCAGCTATTAATCGGTTGAAAGACGATTGGGACGAAGCAGCATTTAGAGAGGCGCACAAAAATGACGCCAACTAGAGAACTGGCAATCGGCAAATGGCGTGGTCTGCTTCCACAACTCGGAATAGATAGTAAATACCTTCGCAATAAGCATGGGCCTTGTCCGATCTGCGGCGGCAAAGACAGGTTTAGGTTTGACGATACGAAGGGTACGGGATCGTGGATATGCTCGCAGTGTGGGTCTGGTGATGGTTTTGATTTGGTTCAGCGCAAGCTCGGCCTTAATTTTAGTGAGCTATCGAAGCGTATTAAACCGCTGGTAGGGGGGGTAATAAAAATGGTGCAGGATGTTCAGGTAGAGGACGAAGCCGTTTTAAAGGAACGCATGAAGCGTTTGTGGGCGGCAGGCAGGCCAGTACACCCGGATGGGGTAGTAGCTACCTACCTGCGATCAAGAGTTGGGCGTGTGTGGCTTTCTAATTCAATCCGTGAGGTATCTAATATACGGCATCCAAACAGCGATCAGCGGTTCAATGCTATGATTGCGAGGATCACCGATGTCGATGGTGCAGGGGCAAACATCCACATAACATACCTAGACAATAACGGGAATAAGGCTCCAGTTAGCCCTGTTAAAAGGGTCATGAAAGGTAAGTTGCCAGATGGCTGTGCTATACGACTTGGTAAGCCTGCTGAGTTGATGGGAATAGCTGAGGGGATAGAGACTGCTATATCTGCGTCAATTATCCACGGCGTGCCTGTGTGGGCAGCTATTAACGGCGCAATGATGGCGAAATGGATACCGCCTGAAGAAGTAAATTATATAAATATTTATGCAGATAATGATGTTAATTATACGGGGTTGGCAAAGGCATATACGTTAGCTAATCGGCTTTGTACTCAATATCATATTAGAGCCGAAGTTATTTATCCTCACCAAATTGGATATGACTGGTGTGACACATTAGGTGATTATATTTCATGTGGAGAATATTTCGATGGCAAAAACGTGGGTTGATGGCAATAATTTTGTCAATGTCGAGCTAAATGTTTGTGAAATGCAATATGCTGCGACTGTGGCTATTGTACGCAAAAATGAAAGTGACAAGATGGGTTTGAAAGATGCCAATGGGTTTGACAGGTCTAAATACCCTGTATTGCCAATGGAGATTGAAGGTGTAGCGGCAGAAATAGCTGTTGCTGCATCAAGAAACGTATATTTTGACGCAAGTTATAATACGTTCAAACAGGCCGACGTTGGTGTAGATGGTCAAGTCAGGTATTCGTTTAAAGACCACGGGCGGCTAATTGTACGCAAGAAAGATAACCCAGATCATTGTTATGTGCTTGTGACTGGTCAAATGCCCCACATGATTATCAGAGGCTGGATGTACGGGCATGAGGCTATGAAGGATGGGTATTTAGATACGCCACAAGGACGCCCACCCGCTTGGTTTGTACCGCAAGAGGATTTGCGTCCTTGGAAGTTAAAAGCTAAAGCATAGGAAATTCTAATTTAGCGTCTTTTTCTATTTTTTTGAAATCACCTGATAAAAAAATCTCTAAGAGGTGACTAACAATAAATGGTATTTTAGACCTGTTAGTTCTCCAACGTGTTACTTGCCGTACTGATACGTCAAAGTAGTGTGCCACATCTGCGCTAGTGCAACCTGTGGCAAATATAAATTGTTCGACTATGTTAGTAGATAAATTCATTATTTTCTTCCATTGTTTTGATAAGACGATCACAGGCTTGCACTACATCTGCTTCTGTCCACCAAGGCGCAGCTACGAAACTGGGCCTGTTTTTGGCAGCACAATATAGCTGCCAAAGTTCAGGATTTACCTCACTACATGGTTTTTTATCATCAGGTATATAGCCCATGTGCTGTAGCATGAGTTCGGCTAATTTAGGTGTCATCATTGTATTATTTTCCATGTTTAATTCCTTCTCCGATTTCACATTCAACTTTAATTTTTACGCAACCTAATCTGTTTGCGGAAGCATTTTTATCTGCTTCAGGTTTTGTATGAAATAGTTTAATGCCAGTTGAATAAACGTTAGCCCAATATTCATGCTCAATTTTGGGCGGAATTTCAACAAGATTTAAATAGTTTTTAGTGTCAGATGGATATGCTCTTCCATAAATTGTCCATTCGCAAACAACCCACACTTGATGTTCCAAACTAAATACGGCTCCATGTACAGGATATTCACCATCTCCATCTTTTGCATATAATCGAACAGCCTGTCCGTTTAGTGTGCGATATTCTTTTTTTAAATCAATTTGATTTTTTGGCTTTCTAACTTTTTTAATCTTACCCATTATATGACTCCATTGATCAGATGTTGAATTTCACTTAATAAATTTAACTCTCTATTGGGAAGAGGAGTTCCGTCATCATCAACGTCCCAAATCGTATCTGCTCTGTCTTCTAAATATTCTATTGCAAGATCAAGTGCTTGAATTAAATCTGCGTTATGAGTTTCAAGAGATTTAATTTTAGCTTTAAGCATTTCTAATTCTTTATCCATTTTTCACCTCCACCATAATTATAATTAAAAAGGGAACCAATCCAAACATAATTATTTCCATGTTAACCCCCTTATTAGGGGGAGGCTTACGCCTCCACCATTGACTTGATTACTTTTGCGTTAGCTTTGATTGTGACGCTAGTGATCAAAGATGTCTTTGAGCATTTAGCGATCTGTTCGTCAGTCAAAAGCTTTTTAGCTTCTGCGCCGTCAAAAGTTGTACGCTCTGCAAGTTTTACTGTGACTGTGGCAATTGAACCTTCGATGGTTTCCATGCCAGAGGCTACAAACTCTGCTTTGAGTGCATCTAACTCTTTTGTGAGGGCTGCAATCTCGTCCTTGAGGATGAAGTAGCGGTCAACTGAGTTGTAATTGTTAAGCATTGTCATCTCCATATAATGTCAGCTCGTTGCTGATGTATTTATATATATAGGACATTTTGTCCCCTGTCAAACGCTTATTTTAATTTCTTTGTATAAT